ATAGTATTCATCCATGAACGCTTCTTCGTCATGTTCAGGCATATTTTGAATCGCTCTATATGCCTTACCTCCAAGTGCTATTGGACTATACTCTGCTTCTGGATTATCTTTTAGATATTGTTCTGAATTTAGATAACTTAGTTCACTTCCTATCTCGTCTAAATAATCACCTACGCCCCGTCCTTTGGGAAAAAAGGCAAAAGAACCATCAGGGTGGTGATATATTCTTGTTCCGCTAGAAGTGGTGGAGTAATACTGATCGTCTTCCCCTGCAAAATATTCTGTGTTTGGATTATAATATTTATTAGAAGGATTAACTAATGTTCTAATACCATTTTTTGCTGGTTCAGCCATGTGCTAAGTATATGCTAAAAAGTAACAAAATGTAAAACATTATTCCTTTTTAAAAAGTAAAGGAGATAAGCCAAGGAAAGGAGTCCTTGGTTTGCGTTTACTGTTTATCTAATTCTTTATAATATTCAACAATCGACAACATTTGTCTAATGTACCTTTTTACTTCTGACATATTATTAGAAAGATTCTCGTACCCTTTGTTCGTTAACCCATAATAAGCTTGCGAGGGGGCTTCCCCTTTTTCCAAATCTGCAAGGTACGCTGCCATCGTATCGGGAGTCAACACTTTCCATTCCACGGGCATCGGTGTGATTTGATTGGGTAACGGTGGGTGGTACGTCGGTGGGCGTTTTTCTACGGTTATAACTTCCACGGGCTTCACTTCGGGGACCGTGAACCGCGAACCAAGTGAGGTACAACCGCTAGTTAGTATTAGCGTTATCAGTAATAATTTCTTCATCAAATTGTTTTGGGTCGGTCAGGGCTTCAAGTTCTTTCCCTACACGAGCCGTTCCTTTATTAACTATACGTTCGATCAATCCGGGCTTTGCCATAGATAACATATTTAAGTCATGCTTGGCAAAAGTTTGTTTCAACCGATTGACCTCTTTCTGTGCTTCATTGTTTGCGTCAGTCAAGGTGGCGATATGGGCTTGATTGTCTTTTTCGCGCTGTAACTGTTCCGCTATTTGTTGGTTTTGTTTGGCGATGGAGTTTTCTAGTAATAACTGGTTATCCATCGACTGTTGGAGCTGCACGGTGAGTGCCATTTTCTGTGCTTCAGATTTGTCGTAATACAATTTAAAACTACCTGATAACAGTAACAAAGCAATGCCTAAACCAATGGATAGTTTTAATCCCATCCCAAAAGTATACTCGCAAAAATATTTTTTGCAAAATTTTTTTCACTAGGGACTTATTTGTAAAGTAGTTGCAAAAGAGAGGCTGAACCTAAGGGACACGGCGGAGGGGGGTGGGTAGCGGCGCTAGGGGGGTATAGGGGTTCATATAGGCGCTTTTCTCCTATGGCTATATATAAGAGGAGAGTAGAGTATTATTATAGGTGTGTGTTTATGTGTGTATTATATACAGGCACAAAAAAAGACCGCTTATTAGGCGGTCTTAATTAGTTAGTTAATGTTAGAGGATTAAGCTACTACGCGGATAATCTCTTGTTTGCCTAGTTTCTTAGACCATGCCTTTTCACCTAACAACATAGCCATGTAATGACTAGCAATCTTTGCCACTGATTGCTCATAAGGTATAGTACCTTTACCCCAGTATTCTACACCATCAGCAGTATCAGCGTAATCATTGAGTACTTGAAACGTAGCCGTACCGCCTTGTTTTGCTAAGTACTGACACAATAACTTGCATTGTTTAGGTAGCTGAGCAATAGCACTATCAACATCAGCGCCTAGCGTTACTGTCATTCCTAAGTTAGCGCCTGATGTACCTCGCGCTAAATGAGCCGTAAAATCACGTTGAGCTAAATCAGCTTGAGCTTTAACTTTAGCGTCTGCGTTACGTTGTGCCATTGGGCGCATATCTGTCTTAGTTACTTTGTTTTGATTTTTAGTTTTAACCATAGTTTTGAGTGATTCCTTTGTTGGCTCTTATGTACTCACTCCGATATATAAGAGGGTTATTAATTAACTTACATATTTAATTATAATGATGTATTTATAAATTGCAAGCATTAATTGTTAATTAATTAAATAAATATTTATTAGTTATTATGAGTGTTTCATGTGAAACATTTAATTAGTTATTTATTTAATGAACATATTATGCCTGTTTTTGTGTACGATTGAAAGCAGTCGGGGAGAAAACGAAAAAAGAATTTCGGACGGGGCGAGTAAGTAGAGCGTAGAGTAGAGCGTCCCACGAATCGCGAATCTAATAGAATAGTATATGATGGGTGAGGGTCAGGGTATGGGTCGGGGTCCGTGGTCCTCGGTCAGTGGTTGAATGTAGAGTAGAGCGAGTAGAGTAATCTACGAATCGCGATTCGGTAGAGCATCGCGAATCACTTCTCCTTCTATCGCGGTCGCTCGTTTCTTAATCAGTTCTTCGAGTCGAGTGAGTATGTCGTCCTTGGACATCATATCGATCTTCGCGGTCAGGATCTCGCGTCTATCAATGTAGAGTCCACCTGCCTTGCCTCGATGGACCTCTGCTGTGATCGCCGCGGATATCTGTCCTTGGTCCTTGGCTTCTTCCCGTAGGTCGTGGAGCGTGGACAAGTGGTTCTCTAGGGAAATCGCATCTCTCTCGGAGGCTGAAATTTCCAACTCTATGAGGTAGTTTCGTACAACTGGGTTATGATTTAGTAGAACACTTCCTTGTGTCTTGGCACCCTTTCGATCTTTGGTGTACCCTGCTTTAATCGCCGCTTCCGTAGCGGTTTGTCCTTTTAAATATTCCTTACAGAATTTCTTCTGCTTGGAGTTGAGTGGTTGCCATGTCTTACCGTTGGTATCCACATAAGCTTTACCATCTTCTGTCGGAACAAGTGAGGTGTATTTCAGTTGCTTCATTCTGGTTCCCCGTTTCTAATAGAAGTTATTACATTCTAATATAAATATTATCATATTAATACTTTTTCTCATGCCCTCTAGGTAATCCTACCATAGTTTCTAATATACTAATAGAATTCTATTACTTTTGCTCTCAACCTCTTTCCACTGTCCTTGAGACTTGTAGAGTAAATCTATTACTCTATTAGTGATATTAGTAGTTTTCGTTATTTTTTTCCAAAAACTTTTTTAATTTCTAAAACAACAATACTAATATCCTAATAATCCATTTTTCGCCGTAATAACTAAAAAACCCCCATCAGATCGCTCCGATGAGGGTAAGGGAAAACCTTTGTTTGTTATCTACCAGTTTTTCATGATTCATCTCCCATTGCTTCGGCATGTTGTTCATGTGTTTCAGCCAGTGCTTTATCATACTCCATGTGTGCTAGTACTAATGAAGCGTAATGAAGTCGTCTCACGCTATCTAAGTATCCGTTAAACGGTCTGAAGTCAATGTGTCTGCGGTGCTTTTCCTCTAGGTATGGCGGTGCTTGCCTCCCGTACACCCGTTCCATGTCCTCTGGCAATCCGCCCATTCGAGTATTCTCATACGCTTGAATGACTCGAGCAACTTCCTTTACTCGCGGATCGGTCGTTATGAATGGATCGTTTGTTACATGTACATAACTCATAGTGCACCTCCCGTCCGAAAATTTTCTAGTTTAATGTACTCACTCGGGGCACTCGCAAACTCGCAACCGTTCGAGCTTAAACTAATAAACTTATCTTTTCCGTCAAAAGCTACTCGTATGATATTATAACCGTTGGCTGGATAACTCATATACACTGAGCTATATACTGTATGCCAATCATTGGAAGGTAAGGGAAAACCTTTGTTTGTTATTTTTTCGGTGAGATGTGTTTCTGGACAGTACCACTGTATCAAGTTGTGGTCGGCTAACAGGTTTTCCATGATACTAAGAACTCGTTTCAGCTCTGGTCCTACCTCTGTTCTCTCTCTAATAGCCCAAATAATGTGGTCTTTGTGAACTATTTCGTACCCGTCTTTGAATTGTCTTTTTTGAGTTTCGATGGCACTATCCTCTGGTTGGTTAATAATTGTTTCTAAATTCATAACGCCTCCTTCATTGTCTTACCAGAAAATCCTATATAGCCGTTATGCTTAGAATACTCCTTTTTATCTAAGCGTAGTATAAATACCATGAGCTGTGGTCCTTCGTGGTTATCGTAACAATGTACTCGATTCACTATGTAAGTGTAATCGTCATCTACGAAAGTCAAGGTGCTCACTGCGCTTTGGTTCGCTGGAAACGAATCGTCTGTGACTAAGTTTGGCTCGCTTATTAATTTCCAATCTGTAGGAAATTCCGAAGGTATCCATCCTTCTACAAACTCGGTTAATTCTATAATTGAATGCCATTCGTCTATTCTATTAAATTTCATACTGCCTCCCCATAGCGTATGCTATTATGTAAGTAACAAATTGCTGGACCGTCCATCGTTTCCGCCATAGTCAAGATCGAGTGTTTGTATGGTACTCTGTCGATCTTAATAATGAAGAAATTCGTTTGTTCGGTGTGTTCTCCGTCGGTGGAGTTAAAAGGTATCGTACCGCCTACCTTTACTATCGGAAATGCTGTCTCATGAACAGCTAAGTCTTTATCGTACATATCTTTCCCCTTTTGATTAAAGTTTAATTCTAAACGACATACTGTTTGCGCTGTATTTAGCCAAATCATCTTGTTCCCAATCCACTACTATATATAAATATTCATCTATGGTAGCTATCGCTATATCTATGTTTAAGAATTTCGATAAAGTGAAGTAATCACACTTTTGAGAAAATTCTCGTAATATCGGATCTCCCATAATGTTTCTTGGAGTCCAACCTCTTTGCCATGAAAGTTTAGTTTTTCCATCTAACGGTTCGCCTAATGGAGTCCATTCCATATCTTGCAAGATTTGCATATACTCACCCATTTCCCTTTCTCCTTTCTATCTTTCTAGTTAAAATCCCGCTAAACGCGGGGTTATATATAAGGGTATATTATAACCCGCGCGGTAAGCGATTAAAAGCAGTATTGGACGGCTAGAACGCGCAAGCGATTAATCTAGAGACTCTAGTTTGTATCCATCTCGTTTGGTTATATACCAGAGTTTTTCGCCTGTTTCAATATCCTCGAGTAGAGCATCGGGATCAAGTCCTTCCCACTCTTGCAGTATTTTGCTTTCAGTTAATTCATCATTTGGTATATATTGACTTGGCTTATTTGGTAATGGAGCTATTATTAAATCCCATAACTCAGCGTAATATTTCACTATCTTCGCTATTCGATCAACTGTAGTAACGCAAAGGAACTCTTTGTATTGGTTTGGGTTCCTAGCTTGTTCGTGCTGATAACAAAAATATACTTTGTAGAGTTTATTCATATTACCTCCACTTTAGTTACGTTCATCCAGTCGAAACCGTCTCTAGGTGAAAAGTATCTCTTTCCGTCGGTATGGCTAACTGCAACGGCTTCGCCTATTGCAAGACTTTCAGCTATTGAGTCGTCTGTCAATTCACGGGTATACATATTCCCTACTTCGTTTTCCACGTCTTCAGGAGCATACATTAAATCATAAACTTTTTTGTATGCGTCTATCAGTTTGTTCGCTTGGTCTAATGTTACATACTTCCATATTAAATGAAATTTTCCGTTATCTTTGTATGCGTCTTCCGGTTTAGGGTAAACCCTTAATTCGTAGAGTTTACTCATAATGCCTCCCCTGTATTTGTTATTCTTCTAGGAGTTCTAATAGTGTATCCCGTGCCCCCCATGTAACTAAAATGCACATAGTTCCAATCGGCATCTCTCTCGTAGGTCACGTGCACTGTACTCTCCTCGCTGATTGCAGGAGAGTCGTCTTCGTTTCTACATAACTCGGTGTACTGCCCGAGTTCCTTTGTGTGTTCAATCATGGACTCTTCACAGTCAACGATTGGTTGGTCTGTTCCAGTACTGATTTCTATGTTAGTATGCCCTGTTTTAGTAAAGAATCTTTCTTTCATTTCGCGTACCTCATAATTGAATTCCATACTACCCAGTGACCTGTATCGTTCTGGTAAAAGCTAGTAATCGTATAGTAATGGTGATCGCTTTCTACTTGGCTTACTTCGACTTTTGGACTTTCAACTGCAGTCGTAAGTTCTACGATCGCGTGGTCGATTCCGCCACCTATATTTTCTATGGTGTATCGGTCTTCATTCAAAAAGACTTTTTCTAACTCTGCTACGTTAAACATTTCTTTCTCCTTTCTAGTTTAATTAAAAATCGCGTATAGCTAACGCGCGTACCCTTATTATAGCGTAGAAAGTAAACGACTAAAAGCAGTATACGAAAACGCAAGCGAGCAAAAGATTATTCGTCTCGCTCCCTCATTAGTTTCTTAAACTCGCGGTCTCGCGCTTCTTCGCTCATGTACCACTTTTTCTCTTCAGCGAATTCGGTGCGGTAGTGTACACCGTATGGGAATGGATCATCCCATCGTCTAAGTTTGTATATTTCACAATCGCTTTTCTCCTCAAGCCATTGTTTTTGCAGGAGTTCTTCATTGTAGAGTGCGTACATCATATCATCGTTTTCGCTCATCAGACACCTCCTCCGTAAGTTATATCATCAGCATTAAAATATATTTGGTCAGCATCTGTCGGAACATCAAACATTTCACATATTTGTTGCCACATTTTAATATCTCCGAAATCATCTAAATATAATGCGTGTTGTTTTTCTTGTTGATCAACTTCACAATTTTTACTTAGTTTGCTCATCAGTAATACCCCGCCATTTGCATTCCGGGTTCGTCAAAGAATGCACTTATGCTTACGTCTGGAAACTTTTCGCGTAGAGCAAATATAATTGGTTCCGGTGGCGACCATGCGGTATCAAATGTATAAATAACATAGTCATCCTCTTCTTCAGTTATTACCTCATTATAACTGTTCCATTTAGTTCCCCATTTATTCAAAGACCAGTCGTACCAGTTATCTGCCCCGTGAAGTTTACGTAACCGTCTGTTTTGGAACGAATCTTCGGTGTGTTTATAAGTTACCTTACCTAAGATCTCTTTTGGCATTGGTATAATGTTATTAAAATCAAAAATACTTTCTTCGCTTTTCAAGAACTTTTTAACTATTTTGACATCTTCCGGTTCACCGTGTATCTCGATACGGTTGCTACAATGGTTTGGCATTTTATTCTCCTTTGGTTTTTTGCCAATGTGCGATTAGAACTCTAAGTGCATTTACTTTAGTGACTTTCATGTGAGTCATTTCTTCAATTTGTTTTTGAACTTTAGCAAGATCATCAAAAACTTTTTGACTGTTTTCTGAAGTACCTAAATTGATTACCGTGTGTCTCAGTTTCATAATTTGAACTCCTCGCCTGTAGTTATATATTTTGGCATTTTATTCTCCTTTCTTTAATCGCAAGTATCACAAAAAAGTATATCTAATCGTGCAGGTATGACTTTCTCTTGGTTACATTTATCACAACAGCGTCCTTCTTTTACTGGGAGAGCATTATGTCCATCGTCCCAGTATGTCTCACCGTTGTCCGTTTTCTGTGGTTTAATTTTCTTACCACAAATGACACACATTTTAAGTACGTCACTCATTATGCCCCCAATTATCATCTTTTAACCATTCCTCAGCCTGATCCCAATCTGCGTTGAGTTGTGTTAACTCCTTTTCTTGTCGTTTGAGATGTTTGAGGACACCGTTCCAATAGTTTCTCACCCATGCACTGATGTTCGTTTTGTTAAGTATATTAATTA